TAAATGAACTCATTTAAGAAAATCGCACTAGCCATGGTTGCAGCCATGACTTTGGGCACAATCGTAGCAACACCTGCAAGTGCTGCTGTAATGACAGTCGCTGTAGATCTTGCTGGAACGGCTAACACAACCGCTTCATCAATCTCAACACCTGCTGCATTGCCAGTACCTGCAGACAACACAGTTGACGCTGCAGACGCACTTAAGTTCGTCGCAACAGTTGACACAGGAACAGTAGTTTCTGTTGTAGCAACAAACGCAACAATCGTGTCTGCACTACACACAACCGCTGCACCAGTAACATCGGCATCTGGATCATCAAGTTTATCCATTGCGACTGGTACAGGAACAACAGCAACGTTTTATGTATATACTAAAACGACAGCAATTGGAACAGTTGTTATAACAAACCAAGGTACAACACTTACCTACTACGTACAGGGAACTGCTGGTAAGATTAATACTCTTACAGTATCTGCTCCTGCTTCAGGTGCTGCTGGAACAAAGCAAGACATTTTAGTTACAGCAACAGACGTATTTGGTAATAAGGTGTCTGCACCAACTACTGGTACGTCAATTACTGCAACAGTGTTTGCTGCAACAGCAACACTAGATTCTGCAACAGCAGTAACTGGTCTTACACTTTCAAATTTTGGAGTTGCAAAGTTTACTGCAACACTTCCAACAACTGGAACTCGTGCACTTGTTATGTTTGCTCCAACAACTGCTGGAGATGCAACAACTGCTGATGTAGTTGGTTTGCCAGCACGAGCACTTGCACCATATGCAGAAATCACAGTTCGTGATCTAGTATCAGAACTTGCTGCACAGACTGCTGCTAAGGATGCAGCACTTGCTGCAAAGGCTGCTTCAGATGCTGCACTTGTTAAGGCAACAGCAGAGCACACTGCTCTAATTGCTGCTAAGAATGCAGAACTTGCAAAGTTCAAGGACGACACAACAACAGCAGTTGCTCAGGCAAAGGCTGCTTCAGATAAGGCACTTGCAGATGCAAAGGTAGCATCAGATGCTGCTCTTGCTGCTAAGGATGCACAGATTGCTAAGTTGACTGCAGATAATGCAGCAGCACTTTCTTCTTTGAAGAAGTCATTCAATGCACTTGCTACAAAGTGGAACAAGAAGAATCCAAAGGCTAAGGTTACTTTAGTTAAGTAATTAGTCCAACACTAAAGGGGTTACCAATTACGGTAGCCCCTTTTTGTGCAATAAAATGGTATAATCATCCTATCAGACATGTCGTCTGCAAGGGGGAAAGGTAATTAAACGACTACTAAGAATAGTAACAGCCACAGTTCTAGCCTTTGGCTGGCTACTTATAGCCCCCCAGGAAGCCCACTCTGATGATCCACTCACAGTAGCAGCCCAAGAAATACAGGAACTTAACGATAGCGTAGACGATCTTGGCTACAAGGATGAATTTATAGATCTTATAGAGATAGCAGAAAATAAGTTTGCCTCAGCCACAAATGCGAAGGAACTTAAAGATGATGCCTATGATGCCCACGAAGATGCAGTAGAAGCAGAAGCCACAGCCTTAGAAGCAAAGAACCTTGCCCAATCAAATGTGGATGGGCAGACAGCCACAGTAGCCTTGGCCCTTGAACATAAAGACAATGCTCTTGAAGAAAGAAACGATGCACAGGATGCTCTCAGCATAGCCAATATTAATGTTCAAACCACACAATCTAATATGCAGAGTGCTGGAGGAACAGGTTTGGCATACACTGTTTATACTCTTGTTAGGCAGGGTAATGTTGCTACCCCAGGATCTGTTCTTTGTTCTGGCACCTGGAACTCAAACTCTATGCAACTTCCAGTGTGCGGAAATAGATATGAAAACTTTATAGTTAAATTTACTGGACAGATAACAGTCCCTTCATGGTTTACACAAACCTACTTTGCAGGATATACGGATGATGGTTTTAGAATGTATGTTGACGGGCAACTTGCTGTTGATAACTGGGTAGAGCAAGGGACAACTTGGAGCGATTACTCTCCCGTATATGATGTTAGTGAAGACAAAACTTTAGATGTAGAAATATGGTGGTACAACGGAGGAGGCCCTGGATCCTACCTTCTTGGCTGGGGAATCCCTGGAGGATGGACTGGTGCAGGTTGTGACTATGCTGGAAATCCAAGAGTATGGGGACAAAATTTTAGTTGTAATCTTAATACATTTTCTTCTGGATCAGGACCAACTCAATCACAAATAAATGCTTACAATGATGCTGTTGCAGCACAGGCTATAGCACAAACAAACTATAACAATAAATTGGCAGTATACAATGACAAACTAAGCGTATACAACTCTGAGAATACAACACTGTCATCAATGAATCAGGTTTTGCAAACCAAGACACAGGAACATCTTGATGCCATTTCAGATACAGAAGATGCTTTAGACTTGAAGAATAGCAGAATAGAAATATATAATCAGTCAATAATTGATTTAAATAATGCTATTGGTGATGCATGGGATTATTATTATGAGCAGGCACAAAGAGAACTTAATGCTGCTATTGCTCAGGCAGCAGCCAATGCTGCAGCCAATCAGCCTACCCCAGAACCCACACCAGAACCTTCTCCAGAACCAACCGAAGAGCCAACAGATGAACCAACTCCAGAGCCTTCGCCAGATCCAACTGATGAGCCTACAGATGAACCAACGCCCGAACCTACCTCAGAGCCATCACCAGAGCCTACAGTAGACCCTACAGAAGAGCCTACACCTGAACCTACCCCAGAAGTTACCCCAGATCCAGAACCAACTGAAGAGCCAGTTGTAGAACCTACTGAAGAACCTACACCAGAACCTTCACCAGAACCTGGACCAGATCCAGAGCCAGAAGATAATCCTTGGACTGAACCAGATGCAGAAATCAAAGATGAAGTATTAGCAGCCCTCATTCCTGAAAAGGGAACTGGAACTTCAGAAGATTTATCTGGAGTTATTGCTAACCTTACAAGCAAGGATAATAAGTTAGTTACTCTTTCCCCTGAACAAATTACAGCAGTAAGTCAAACACTCAAAGCATTGACGCAAGAAGCAAAAGTAGAAGTTGCAGAAGAACTTGGAATTGCTCCATCAGAAGTTGCAAAGATAGCAGAGATAATGAAATCAGAACCTGCAGTAGCAGCAGCATTTGTTGAGTTCGCAGAAAGAGCAGGGGATGCAGGAGAAACACCAATGCCATTTACATTAGCAGATGCAGTAACAGAAGTACAAACAGAAGCATTCTTAGCAGATCCACTTGGAGCGGTATTCGAAGTGGATGTTACAGAACTCCTATCTAATTTCTCTGAGTTAGGTAGCGATATGACAGACGATCAGAGAGAAAAGGCCCAAGAAGTCATTATCCCAGTAATCATTGTTTCACAGATTGCAAATGTAATGATTGGGATGAGGAGGTAATATGAAAATAATCAAAAAGGTTGTGAAGGGATTCTTCACATGGCTTAAAGATGCAGGGGTGGAAGTAATTGCACAGGCCTTTACTCTCCTTGGCTTCTTCATCGCATGGCTAACTTTGACGGGATCAGCAAGAGACATTGTTGGTATTGCAGTACTTGCAACCACAGTGATATGGCTAATTACAATCCCGCTAAGAAAGGAGGACTAAAATGAAAGATAAATTAATGTGGGTCATAACCCTAGGCATACTTGGCTTTATTGGCTTAGTAGTTCTTGGTGAATATGCCTCAATGCTCTTACAGCAATCTTCAACGGGTGAAAAATTTGGAACCAATGAAGATGCTATCGCTTTAGTTCAAAATGCCTTAGTAGGTCTAATTGGAATTATTGGCGGATATTTCGCTGGGAAAGGAGATAAATAATGGCAACTAAAAAGATAGTAGAAGCCCCTAAGAAAGAAAAACCACAAAAGGCTATATCAAATATATTGATGCGTATAGTAGCAGTATTTGCTGCTTCAGGTTTATCAGTACTTGGTGCAGGAGCCGTAGTAGGAATTGACACCATACAAGCAGTAATGCTTGCAGGTCTATTAGGCGTAGCAACAGTCATTGAAAGGCTGGCAAGGGCTTTTTTGGACGATGGAAAACTCACATTGGCAGAGATCAATGATGCGTTTAAAACGGTAGACAAAAAGGCTAATTAGTCATTATTAAGCCTGCTTGACAGCCCCTTCAGGTGGATGGTATACTTAACTATACCTATCTGGAGGGGCTTTCGCATGACCTGTATTGTTGTTTTAAAGCATGAAGACAAAGTTTATATGGCTGGAGATCGTGGAGCATCAGATGATGGAACCATTCTAGCACTTCAAGCACCAAAGGTTTGGAAGACTGGTCCCTATTTAATTGGGTATGCAGGATCAATGGACGGAGAAAGAATTCGTCACAACTTTAAACCAACTGCTCCTACTATTAAAGATACAGATAAATTTATGCATACAAGATTTGTTAAAGAACTGCGTGACTTTTACAACGAGTTCTGGGTTGACACATCTAAAGAGGGAGACCTTGGTTTAATCATTGCAGTTCGTGGAGAACTATACGAACACAGTTCTGGAGATATGTCTTTATCTAAGTACATGCTTCCTTATCTTGCCATGGGTTCTGGATCAGAGTATGCATATGGGGTTCTATATGCAACAGATAAGCAAAAAAATGCAAGGAACAGAGTAATGCAAGCAGTAAATGCTGCTATCAAATTTAACCCATCATGTATGGGCCCAGTTGACATTGTCAGTGCTTAGGGGTATAATTATTATATGTTAGAAGAAATAGATCACGACGAATTTTCTATTTGGTTAGAAAATGGAATTGAGCGGGGATGGATAACAGAACCGTTCTGCAACACACACGATGGAGATCCATACATGACTGCTGAGGAACAGCAGGAATGGGAAGATGGCGGAGATCCATGTCAAGTAGTTTTTAAAATAAAAGAATAAACAAACAACAAACAAGGAGAAAAAATGAAGAAAGCACTACTAGCACTACTATCAGCATTACTTGTAATCACAGTAGTTCAGCCAGCACAGGCACAAGATGAAAGAGTATTGGCAATTATTGACACTGCCATCAACTCTAATAACTTCCCTCAAATTATTCATGAGGTTTGCTTTACCACTGTAAAGTCAAAGGTTGTTTCTCAAAACATGTCTTGCCCTAATGGAGAACTATTTATGGAGGGCAAAGGAGCAGCATCTGCTCCATGGCCAACATCAATTAACAATGCTACCTACCATGGTGATTCAATGGTAAAGTCTGCTCTTACCGTTAATCCAAATCTAAAAATTGTTTTCATTAGATTTAATGATGTTACAACACTTGGAAATTCAAGGGGAGATGCAAGAGCCTTAGCACTAGCATTTGATTGGGTATCAAAAAATGCTGCTAAGTATAGTATTGATGCTCTTTCAGTCAGTCAATCTTCAGTAAGTACAGGAAACCTTAAACTATGCACAAGCGATACAGTAACTGTCAATGCAGTAGCATCTTTGACTGCAAATAATATTCCTGTTTTCGTTGCGGTAGGAAATGATCGACGCAAAGATGTTGTAGGATTTCCTTCATGTGTTAATGGGGTCATCGGTGTAGGCGCATTAGGCAACGCAACGCAACTAGAAGGATTGACAAACACAGGTCCTGGACTTGATATGGTTGCTCCTGGTAAGGTTCGTATCACTAAGTACAATGGCTCTCCAACAGATACTGCTGGAAGTTCTGTGGCAACTGCAGTTTCTGCAGCCTCATATGTAAATCGCAACACCTTTAGCACTTTTGGAGAGTATTTGTCGTCTCTTTCAAAGATTGTAATAGGGTCTGCCTCTTACATTCGTAATTAAATATCAGTCCTGGGTATGACTAAAAACTGCCCATGATATAATTATGGTGTCATATCAACAAGGAGGAATATTATGGCAGTAAAAGGTTCAGTAGAAGCAATCGTTGAGGTTGCAAAGAAAGAAATAGGGACTATTGAAGGTCCTAAAGATAATGAAACAAAGTACGGTGCATGGATTAAGGTTAACTTCCAACCATGGTGCCAGTCCTTTGTTTCTTGGTGTGCATTTACTGCGGGAGTAAAATCATTCCCTAAGTCTGCATCAACAGTAGCAGCATCAGATTGGTTTAAGAAGGCTGAGCGTTGGTCAGATGCTCGTAACGATGATCCACAAGCAGGAGACTGGATTTATTTTGATTTCCCAGATGATGGTGTAAATCGTATTTCACATGTTGGTCTTTGCATTAAGAACAACGGTGATGGAACTATCCAAGTTATTGAAGGAAACACTTCAGGAACTGCAAAGGGAGATCAGCGCAACGGCGGAATGTGCGTAGAAAAAACTCGTGCATATGTAAAGAACAATAAGAAAAAGTTGATCAATGCTGTAGTTGGTTGGGGTCGTCCAGTTTATACTGGAGAAGAAAATGCTCCACTACTAAGTAAAGCAGAAGCAACTACACCTACAAAGCCTGCTAAGAAAGCAGTAAAGAAGTCCGTTGGTGGCGGAGGAAAAGGTCATGTGGCACTATAATGGAATCTAAAAAGAAATCAGTACTAAAAACAATCAGTTGGCCATTTGTACATTTTACTTTTGTTGCTGGAATTTTATTTGCAGCAAGCCATATAATTTATGGTGAGGCTGAATGGGAGTATGTTGGACTATATGCACTTTCATACATGGCATTAGAAATGACATTCTATTACCTACATGAGAGAGTCTGGGCAAAGTTTGGACACAAGGTAAAATAATGCGTATTAAAATTATTAAGTTTGTAGTAAAGGCTTTAGGCTATGAATGGTCTGGAGATGAACTTAAACTGCCTGTTTGGTATGTGAAGGAAAAGAAAAAGAATAAATAATGAAAATTATTGACAATAAAATTTTTATATTAGAAGATTTTATATCTCCTAATACTGCAAGTTTTATTGTAGAAAATTTTTCTAAAGACTTAAAGCCAACACCACACACTGGTATTTATGGAAGTATTAGCAATAACGATGAGAATACACATAAAATTTGTGGCAAAAACAAGGTTATAAATTATGATGGAACTAAAGATGTTGCAGTTGATCTACTTATGAGTCTTTTCCCTAGTATAGAAAAAACAATGTCTGAAATTTTTAAAAAAAATATCGTAATGAAATCCTTTTTTTATAGTCATATGAAATCTGGTGGGAAAAACTCTTTGCATTATGACAACTATGAGGATCAGTATACTAATGATTATTCTGGAATACTATATTTAGCAGACAGTTATACTGGAGGAGCAATAAATTTTCCCAACCAAGACTTAAAATTACATCCAAAGCCAGGAACATTTATATGTTTTCAGGGCACGGAAGACATTCAGCATGAGGTACAAGAAGTAATAGACGGAGATAGAGTAAATATTATATGTTTTTTTAAGGAAATGGATATATATGCCAGCATATGAGTATGACTGCATGGCCTGTGCCATGAGGTATACAAAAGTTAGAAGCATGTCAGAAGACGATCCAGGCTATAAATGTGATACTTGCAATAAAGACTTGGTTCGTGTATACTCAGATATAGGAGTTACATTCAATGGCTCTGGATTTTATAAAACCGACAATCGGAAGGTATAATATGTTTACAATGCTTAAAGATGATGTAAAACCAGAATGGAAATTATCACCTTTAGATAGATGTGATAGGTGCAACGCAGAAGCCTTGGTTCAAGTAACTGGGCTAAATGGAGAACTATTGTTCTGTGGGCATCACTACAACAAGGTCATGGACAATGCTGTAGGATATGACAAAATGATGAAGTTTGCTATTACAATACTTGACGAACGAGAAAAGTTGGCGGTATAAAAATGTATGAATACTATGTAAGAAAAGTAGAGAACGTAGTAGATGGAGATACCATTGACGTTCTTATTGATTTAGGGTTTGATATTTTGTTTCAATCCCGTGTGAGATTGGCTGGTATTGATACCCCTGAGTCTCGTACGAAAGACCTAAAAGAAAAAGCACTTGGTCTTGAATCCAAAGAGTATTTAAAGAAGGCTCTAAAGGATGCTAAGTCTGTTGTAATTAAGACTGAAAAGATGAACTCATCTGAGAAGTATGGTCGCATTTTGGGCTGGCTATATGTTAATGGAGATACAGTGTCATTAAATGATATGATGATCAACGACGGCTATGCTTGGGGATACCTAGGTGATACTAAGGTAAAGGATTTTGACGCTTTGGTAAAGGCTAGAAAGAAGTCTGGCAAGTGAGCGATGAAGATAAGATATTTAATAAGTTAATTTTAACTGGTGGACTTAAGTTTGCTGGCAAAGATCCAGATACGGGCGAAAATATGTATGTTAGAACAGAAATGTTAAAAGACATAGATCCTAATCTTGATCGAGAAATGACTTATTATTTTTCAGAGATAGCAATGAAGTTGTGGGAAAAAGGTTTTATTGACATGGACATTACTTCCCCTAACCCAATTGTAAACATAAGCGAAAGGGCTTTTGATATAAACAAAATAAATGCCCTTGATCCTAACGAGAGAACAGCGCTTAAACAAATTATAAAAGTTCTTTTCGATAAACAATGATAGAATTGTAGGATGGATGCGTTTATGAATGGCGCTTTAGGGGCAGGATTGTTAAGTATAGTCATGCTTTTACTTTTGTCTGTTTATATAGTTAGGTTACGGTTAAACTCAAGGGAACCCCAGATAATTAGCCAAGCAATGCTTCAGCACAGGTTCTCTAGCGGAAATAGGTATTCAAGAAAATTTAATACGAAGAGTCAGTCTAAAAATCATGAAAAAGAAACAAATGTTAGAGTTATCATCGTAGATGGCCAGGCGTACTGGATTAAAGATAACATTTTTTACAATGCCCCACTATTAAATGATATGGTTGATAAAGAGTCTGCACAAAGAGTTGACACAACTAACATGGATAAGGTACAATTAGATCAGATGTTGTTCATACTGGACAAACTAAGAGAAGGGATAAGTGATGATAGTAGGGGTTCAAGGGACACCTAGTTTCAAAAACTATAATATTTTTCTTAGAGCAATGGCAGTTGCATTATCTGAATTAAAAGAAAACGAGAAAGATTTTTATTTATATACTGCTGGTCCAGGAAACATTAGTGCAATGGCATCAGAGTTTGTAAATCTTTCTGAAAGAGGAATGAAGGCTAGAGGAAAGTCTATTAAACTGTTTAGGGTTAGCCCTGAATGGATTGAAGAAAACATAGACAGTTTTAATCATTTTGCTTTTGTTGCTAATCCAAAAGAGCAAGTTTCTAAAGTAGTTAACTTGTCAAGATCAAAGAACATCAACACAAACGTATACAACTTTTAAGGAGTACACACAATGATATCAATTAATTCTCTTGAAAAAATGGAAACAATCGTTTCTAAGAACAGCAACTTGTCCTGGGATGGGTGGGATGTTGTAGAGATGGTAAAGTCAAATAAGGCTTTTACATCAAAGCACGGAGCATTAAAAAATAATGCCTGGCATCTAAAAAAGATTTTTGTCGTTTCTAGAAGTGGATGGGAAATACCTGACAAGTATGTGAGGTAGTATGAATAAGTATAAATGGAAAGACGATGCTGCATGCCTGGATTATGACACAAATGTGTTTTTTGACAAGTATGAAGAAGATGAATTGCTAAGGCCTGCCGTAGATCTGTTATGTTCTACATGTCCTGTAAGAAAAGAATGTTTTTCTGTTGGTATTTCAGGAAAAGAATGGGGAGTTTGGGGCGGGGTATATTTAGAAAATGGAGAAATATCAAAAGAATTTTCTAGCCACAAGACAAAGACTGACTGGGGAACCACATGGCAATCCCTAACAATGGAGTAATATGTATACAGATCAGATGAGAAGAGCCTTTAGGTCTTTGGACTGTCCAAAAGGATTTTCTTTGGAAGTAATAGATAACGACAGTTTTATTACAGTCAAAGCAAAAGAAAAAGTTTTCATGTCTTTAGAAACAGTCGATCTTAAAAGACAGGCTGTAGAATATATGATTCGTGTTAAAAAGGCTTTAGAAGATAATGGGGCAATAGTCCTTTTAGTTAGAGAGGGTGGTAAAGAAGTATGATTGAATTAGTTTTAATTTTTATTCTGTCTATTCTTACTTCTTTGTTTTTATATCTTTATTTAAAACAAATAAAAAATAACAAGGCTATTCTTGCCAATACACTAAAACTATTGCTGCATCAACAACAAGAACACGAAGCCAACAAAACAGATAAAGAAAAATCTAATGAAGATTTTTTAAAATTTGTTTCAGATTCTCGTGATTGGGCATATCAATACATAGAAGAAGTTCAGGCTGGCCTTAAGTCATTTATTAATGAGGTTGGTCCCCAGGTTGAATACTATGATAGATATGGTGCAGCAGTAGATGGTATGGTTGCTCCACATGACTTCGCATTAAAAAAAATATCTTCAGAATTTAAAAAATTAAAAAACTTACTGCCAGAAGATTATGATAAAATAGTATAATGAAATTTTATTATTTTGGTGGTGTGTTTCAAGAAGAAAGTCCTGAGTCAGCACACAATCTAGAAAAAAGCAATTTTTCTGGCGTGATGTATACTTATGATCCAACACAAGGGGACATGTTTATAAGGGTTGCAAGAGAAATGAAACTAAACAAAAAAATAAAATATCTTATTGCAATCAGGCCACACACTATTTCTCCACAATACCTTAATGCAATTAGTCAATCAATGAGCGAAATAATGGAAAATAGGCTTCAAATAAATATTGTTCCAGGATACATCAAAGATCATGAACAGTCTATTGGTGGAATAGTTGGAAACGTAAATGATTTGTCTACTCCTTTAGAAAGATCAAAATATACTGTTGATTTTATTGAGTCTCTTGGCAAAATGATAAAAAGTATAGATCATTCTACTAACGCAGAAAACGAACCATTAAAAAATAGCCTAGATATTTTTATTTCTACAACAAATAGTTATGTATTAGAAGCAGTAAAAAAGTATAATAACAAAATAATACTTCCATACCACATATATAAAAGAGGGTTTTGGTCAGATGTTCATAAAGATCCTTCATTAAAAATTCCTATCGATATCAAAGACACTGAAGTAATGATAACCATGACACCTATTATTAGAAAAACTGAAGAAGAACTTAAATCATTGCACAACTACTCCTTAAGGCCAGTGTGGAGAAAAGGAGAAGTTCCAAAAGTAATAGATGACACGGAATACTTTACTCATGAAAGTTTTGATGAGTTTGTTAATACTCTTGAGCAAGATGGCATAAACCATTTATTAATAAATGCTGTGCCAAGGCAAGAAAGGAATATTATTATTCCATTTATCAAACAGTATTTGGATTCTAAACAATGATAGAATTTAAGTCATACGACCAACTTTCTTTTGAACCATTAGGAACCTGCAGCGTTATTGGCTGCGATGTTGATGGAGAAAAATTATTTAGCACTGAAACAAAAATTTTAGATATCTGTTTAAATCATTACACACAACTACAAAAATCGAGGGAATAAATGAAAGAAATATTACTATCACTATCAGTAGGGCTTACTTTAGGCATAATTATCCTATCAATAAGCGCAATATCCCCAATTAAGATTCCAATTCCTGCTCCCCCAGTTTTTGCTGGAGTTGCTGGTATAATTGGACTATGGCTTGCTCAACCAGTTTGGACAGCCATATCGAAGTTCATATCCTAGGAGGAATAAAATGAATGAACAAATTAAAAATGCACTAGCGTCATACGGACGATCAGTACTTGGAGCAGCAACAGCAATGTATGCCTCTGGTGTAACTGATCCACAGACACTAGCATACTCACTACTTGGAGCACTTGTGCCCGTAGTATTGAGAGCAGCAAATCCATCTGATCCAGCGTTCGGTAGAATGCCATCAGTAAAAGACGTAGATGTTGCAGTTAAGAATGCAAAGGTAGTTAAGAAGACTGCCAAGAAGGCTCCAGCAAAGAAGTCAACTCGCAAGAGTGGCGGAGGCGGAACAAGCCATAACGTATTGTAATCAAAAATACAAATAAGATTTGACGGTTGTTATTTGACAGCCGTCTTTTCTTATGCTATAATATTTATGCCTGCCCATATGGGGGGTAATTTAACTTATTCGCTTGAAAGGGGAATAAAATGAAACAAACATGGTCAACACTGGATCTATTTAATGATCCTTTTTTTATTGGCTTCAACAGAGAGTTGAATCGCCTAAACAATGCATACAAAACAAACTCACAGTCATATCCACCTTATGATCTTATCAAACTAGATGAAGATACATATAGGATATCTCTTGCGGTTGCTGGTTTTTCCAAGGGAGATATTGATGTCTCAGTAGACAATGGAACTCTTATTATTAAGGGAGAGATTGTAGATGTAATAGATGCAGAGGTAGTCCATAAGGGTATAGCAGGACGAAAGTTCGTAAGATCTTTTGCTCTTGGTGAGTATATGGAAGTGACCTCGGCAGAACTAAAAGATGGCATGCTAAATGTAAATGTCATCAGGGTAGTTCCAGAAGAAAAGAAACCTAAGTCTATTAAAATTAAGTAGTATAATAGACAGTATTCCGTCATGATACATGCAGTTGCTTATAGCAACCTTATTGCTGAGTACGGAGGACCAGGGTAATTACCTGGGGGACCTGAGCAAGTCTACTAAACTGCTCCATTATTATGTTACAATATAGTTGTCCCCATACAGGACCTTAGAGATGGCTTAGTTACCCATTGATATATACCGTGGCCTTCGTGCCTGAATTGCCTGTATGGGGCTTCTAATGCCCTTAAAAGGCTATATAATGGGTATATCTATGACAGACAAAGAGTTGTCCGCTTACAATAAGAAACAGTTTAAGCAGAGACTTACAGAGATAAAAGAGGCTGCTGGTTGTGCTGATTGTGGGAATAAGAACCCTATAGTCTTAGATTTTGATCACCTAGGAAATAAAAAATACAATGTTTCAAGGATGGTCCACGACGGGATGTCCTGGAAGGCCATTAAAAAAGAGATAGAAAAGTGCGAGGTAGTTTGTGCCAACTGCCACAGGATAAGGACTCATAATAGGTTTTTAGGTCTTACAAAGTGATATAATAGTTAGATGTTAAAAGAAGGCGACTTTGTTATGGGATCAACCTCTGAGGGGGTTATTCATGGCGTTATAGAGCACATTATGACTGAGGGTGGAATACTTGGTACTCCTGGATCAGAATATGCTTTGGTTTCAATGCCACCAGAAAACCCAGCAATGTCAGTTAGAATACACAAAGAAGAAAACGGTACATGGAAGCCAACAGCATACAGTATTGGCATGATGTACAAGGATGCTGAAAAAGCAGATATGGATAATCACTCAATGGATTCAGAGGTTGCTATGGCAATGTACGATTCGCAGATGGGCAAGTCGTATAAAGAAGAAGAAAAGATTAAAAAAGAATACGAAGGCTGTGGCTGTCCAATGTGTAAAGAACTAAATGTTACATGCGAAGAATGTCCTCAGTGTCAGGCTGGAGAAATGAAATCAGATTGCTGTGGTAATGTAAGTAAGCAAGCACCTTGTTGGGATGGATATGTTCAAAGAGGAATGAAGCCAGGAGACAATGGTAAGCCAGTTCCTAATTGTGTACCTGCTGCAAAAGCAGATGATCTATTTGAAGATGATGATACAGTTGAATACGAAACAGATTCAGTTTCAAAAGCGGACGGATACTCACCACCAGCAGGAGCAAGATCTGCTGCTCGTAGAGCAATTAAGTTTAAGGAAGATGGAAAAGCAAATGGTGCTGGAACTGCAGTTGGTTGGACTCGTGCAGGGCAGTTAGCAAGAGGAGAAACTATCTCTCTCAGTACTGTTAAGAGAATGTTCTCGTACTTCTCACGCCATGAAGTAGACAAGAAGGGTAAGGACTGGGGCAACTCAGCAAACCCATCTAACGGATATATTATGTGGCTTGCATGGGGTGGAGATGCAGGATTCTCTTGGTCAAGAGGAATTGTTAATCGTGAAAAAGATAAAGCATTGTTTGCCGAATTTGGTAAAGATCATACCAAGGTACAAAGAGAAACACACACGATATAATGGGAAACAGAAAAGCATCTGGGAAGTTTAGGACAAAGCATCCATTTAATCCTGTTCAGATTAAAGACGGAATGATTGTTCGTTTAAGAAAAGACGGGACAGTTAAAGCAGTCCTTGGTAAATATGGAGAGTACAAGAAGGATAAGGGCTAATTAGTTTTATTAAATAAGGCTATTAATTCAGCAGTGTATTTTTCATAATCCATTTCAACAATTAAGTTACCATCTATTAATTTATGAATCTTGATGTCTTTTCCTATTTCAAAAAGAATATCTTTTATTTCTTTTTCTAGATCCATAAATCAATTATATCAGAGTAAAATTTAGGAGGGTGTGGTGTTGCAACATAGGCTATAAAAGTTTCCCGACAAATATAGGCTAACCACACCCTTGATACTATTATATCACCCTACCTACAGATTGTGAAGTTGTATTCTTTTTCCCATTTAACAATATCAGCCTCGTCATTTAGCAATGGCTGTCCCTTAATGTTAAGACTTGTGTTTAAAAGGACGGGAACACCAGTTTCAAGGTAAAATTTATTGATTGCTCTCCATAGGCCACGGTGTTGATCTTTATTTACAGTCTGAACCCTTGAAGTTCCATCTGCATGAACTACAGATGGGATCTTTTCTGGTTGTAGACACTTGACGGTATATTGCATATAAGGGCTTGCAAAGTCCATATCAAACCATTTAGATGCACACTCTTCCATAACTACTGGAGCAAATGGACGAAACAACTCTCTTTGTTTAATTAGATTGACTTTATCTTTAATGTTTGGATCTCTTGGATCTGCAAGTATGCTTCTATTTCCCAGTGCTCGTGGACCGTACTCGGCTCTACCTGTTGCTACTGCTACGATTCCATCTTTTAATATACCGTCCACAATTTGCTGAACAGGATACTTGCCTCCAAGATTATAGCCAAGATAAGGAGTCTTCCATTCAAGGTGCTTTCCGTATAGGGCTGCTGCTGCACCCAAAGAACTACCAGCATCTCCTGGGTTTGGCATGATCCAAATCATATCAAAAATATTCCACAGCAATGTATTTGCTGAAGAGTTAAGGGCACAACCACCCATAAATACCAAATTCTTTTTACCAGTAATAGAGTATGCCATATGCATAAAGTCATTAAGTCTTTGTTGATATACTACTTGTACCGCTGCAGCAATATCAAACCTATCTTGTTCTGTAATAGTCATGCACCAGTCATTAATTCCTTTATGAAAGTTATATTTTTGTTGATCATATTTTGGAAAATACTCATCTACTTCTTTATAATATCTTTTCCAATTTCCATAAGCAGCCATGCCCATCATAATATATTCTTCTTGATTTGGCATTAGCCCAATCAACTTTGTAAATGCAGAATAAAATAATCCAAAACTAACAGGATAGTTTTGCTTATACTTTAGTTTAATCTTATCTCCTTCACCAACCCATATTGTAGATGTGTTGTATTCACCAATTGCATCAAGCACTACGATTGCAGCACTACTAAAGGCGCTTGTATAGTAGCCTGCTGCTGCATGGGAATAGTGGTGGCTAAAAGATTTTCTTGGAATACTATCTATGCTAAACCTTGGCTTCCATTCCCCAGATCCACCCCTTAAAGCCAGCCTGGAGGCCTTTAGGAATGGCTTTTCATAGTAGGCAATGTGATCTGGTCTACCATATTGTAAGGCATCTTTTATTAAACTATCATTCACATACCAGTCATTTTTTTGCTTGCTATATCTTTCAGCATGCCCTGCAAAAAGTATCTCTCCATCTTCAATTAATGACACAGATGCGTCGTGAGAAGTTTCATTTATTCCCAATATTATCATTAGTAAATAAAGTTTTTCTTTTTTCTTTTTCTATTTTTAAAAAATAGAACTATTTTATAATACATCCATTTAATTTCATTAATCATTTTTTATTTGTTCATACCTTTCAACAAATTTTTCTGCTATGTGCTGATGTACATGAATGCCCCAATGTCCCAATTTTTTTTTGCCATCATAATCCGCAGCCCAGTTATAGAGAACATTATCTTTAAAATCTTTATGACATTCTTTGTGTTTATTCTCCATTAAAAGATTAGTTTCAGAACTATATTTGTTTTTACTAAATACATTGTTTAAATATTGAAATTCTCCCAATACATTTGATGTATTTATATAATTTTTTAATACATTTTTTGAGTTTTGTTTTATATGAGAGTTAATACCCTCATCGTCTTCATAAAAACTCCAAATTAGTTTTATATTATTAGACTCGCAATATTGTTCTAAAAATTTTACAAACATAAAATTATAAAACAAAACAAAATTTTTAGGAATTACACGAGACGGATCGTGTGGCGCTTTAGAAAATTTTAATAAACCAGGTTCATAAAAATATGATACAGATATGCGAGGCGCTTCATCTTTTTTGGTTTCTAAAGAATTTCCTGTACTAAATTCAAATTTTCCTGGAGTTAAAACATATTCCATCCTATACAAAGGAAGTAGTGCTAGAATTATTTTAGGATTTCCTATTTCTTCAAAATATTTAAATGCTTTATATACCTGCCCCCCAGCGCTATCACCCATAATTGCCAATCTAGAATATTTTTTATTTAAATATTTGCAAACAAGATCAGGCCATGTGAAATTATTTGGAATTCCAGTTCCAAATGTTTGAGAGCATCCTAATACTAAAACTTCGTTATCTTTGTCAAACTGATCCGACCTATACCCATGATTATTTATATCATAATATACCACATCTACAGTATCAATCGGATTTGTCTGTCCTGCACCACGATCAATTTCTGCAACTGTAGATAATTGTGACAAGGTTCTATCAAATAAGCAAGTTTCTAAATAATTTTTTAAAAGTTCATCTTCTATAAGTATGGGATCCATTTTTTTTATTTTACAATTCTGATACCTGATAAGAACTAGGATAATGGGTAATAGATCCATCTGTAGATATTAAAAATTTTTCAAAATTCCAGCCAATGTCTGCTCTACCAGTAACTTCTTTGCAGTACTTATATATTGGATGGGCATTTGGTCCATTTACATCTACCTTTTTAGAAATTGTAAAGGTTACACCATAATTTGTTGTACAGAAATCTTTAATTTCTTGATCTGTACCTGGCTCTTGATTGCCAAATTGATTACATGGAAACCCAATTACAACTGTATTTTCATTTTGTATTTTTTGCAAATCCGCATACTGTGTAGTATAGCCACAATGGCTTGCGGTATTTACTATTAATATATTTTTTCCTTTAAAATTATTTAGTTTTATTTCATTTCCAAAGTTATCAGTAAGTGATAAATCATATATGCTCATAAAAATTTCTCCTTTAAGGTCTATAGTTTAATTATACCATAAAGGAGAAATATTATATTTTAATATATTAAACAGCAATTAGTTCTTGATCAACAGAATGAACATATGCTGGGTTTACAATTGATTTTTCTCCAGCCATCAATCTTTCGATATGATCACGAATAACTGCGTTTTCTTCGTTGAATATGTACTCAGATCTATCAGGACCCATTTTAGGATCTTGTCCCTTTGCAATAAGGTCTTCTTTTAGTGTGCGCTCTACATCCCAGTTTAATGTTGTAGCAGGATAATGCTTAACTACATAACCATCTTTGTCAATTAAATATTTTTCAAAGTTAGCATTCATCATAACTCCACCATCATGTTCGTTTAAGTAGCGTGATTCGTAATCTGTTTTTTCAACAATACCAAGTTCTTTTTTCTTTTCCATAATTGCTAAAACTTGTCTTGAAACTTCTAAATAAAGTTCGTGTCTTTCTCCAAATGGTTGACCATTTCCGTTAAGTCCTGGACCTTTGCCAAGCCATGGTGCTTCTAATGGAATATCTGCGGGATTAGATGTGATCATTTCTGAGAATGGGAATGTAACACCATAAACATCTTCTCCGTATAACTTAGAATCCATACCACAAGTAATGCCTTGTGACCACTTTCCTTTTGTAATGCTTGGTCCACAAAAATCATTAGTAGGAATTGCTACAACGGTAAAGTCTTCTCCAGCCAGGTCTTCTTGAATCCATTCAATAGACTCCATTTGTCCAGCGTTACCACAACCAACAGTCGTATTGATTAATAGCACTGCCTTGCCCTTGAATTGCTGCAAAAAGTGTGGTTCTTTTTCTGCAGATGGTAATTCTATGTCATATATTGATTTCATTTAAGACCTCCTAAAGGTTATGATAATATTATAACACCCATTTTAGCAGTCTTCTGCGGTGCTAACTGGTGCCTTTTCAACATCTATAAACGAGTTTCCGTAAAGTGTGTGTCTTGAGTTAGGACCTAAAACTCTTTTTACTCTGTGTTTGTATAGGTCTCCGTCTGCAATATGAGCAAGCATGCCAGCCTTTGGCTTAATTGTTATTGGAAGGTTTCCAAACTCTAACTCTCCACCATCAAAGTCGTCGTTAAGGTATAGGCTAAATGAACCCTGAATGTTTGCTTCAGCACCAGGATCCTGATGCCAATACATCGCAAAGTCTATATTTGTTGTATCAACTTTTGATTCTGTAAACCATTCTAAATCTAAGCGTTCTTGAATTTCTTCCTCTGTTAAATATTTAAATGTTTGTAGTGTTGCATGTCTTTTATATCCTGGAGGTAAAACAGAATCAAGCCTATCCCAAATCCCCCCTGGATCAGAAAAAAGTGGAAGGCTGACTACTACTGAGTCCTTATCAGGAAATTTTATATTTCCATCATCATGATAAGAAGGAACTATGTCTAAAAATTTGTTTAATATATTTTTGTATGGAGACCTCATTGTTGGGTACCATCCATTTGGGTCATCGGTTTGTACTTTAAACCATGCCAACTCTTCTGTTGTTAAAAAATCTTCAATAACCCAAATTTTTTTGGCCTCGTCCAAATATATTTTATTCATAACAATATGATACCATAGTTTTTATTTTAAGCATTTTGTCAGCAGTCGTCCTTTGTGCTTAATGGAATTTCTGGTGTTGACCAGCATTGGCCATATAGCGTGTGCCTATCATTAGGGCCTAAAACTTTCTTAACTCTATGCTCAAACTCTTTTCCTACTGGTATATTTATTAGCATGCCAGCCTTTGGCTTGATAGCATGACCACTTTTAAACTCTATCTCTCCACCTTCAAAATCATCATTAAGATAAATAGAGTGTGAGGCTGTTCTGTTTTTATTTTTACCAGTGTCTTCCCAGTGCCAATCCATCGCATAGTCAATGTCCTTAGCATCTTCTGGGTTAGATCTAATAGCATGCATTTCTGCATCACCAAGAGACATACTTTCGTCTCTATCTCTTTCTATTTCTTCATCAGTGCAATACTTAAAGGTTTGAATTCCGCTATTGGGTCCATAGCCTTCTGGGAGAACAGATTCTAATCTTTTCCAAATGCCGTCTTCTTTAGAAAAAATATCCCAAACTTCTTGAACTCTTACGCTATTTTCAGTGGGAATTGAAAGTGTCCCGTCTGGCTCATACTCTGGTATATGCATTGGCCATCTGTTTAATATGTTTTTGTATGGAGATCTCATAGTTTTGTACCAGGCACCTGGAGCATCCCAATATTTTTTTAATATATTTAGTTCTTCTTTAGTTAAAAAATCTTCTATAAACCAAACGCCATCGCCTTTATCTAAATATATTTTTTCCATTTATATATAATACCATACTTTTAGTATCTCCAACGGGATTCGAACCCGTGTTGCCACCGTGAAAGGGTGGAGTCCTAGGCCACTAGACCATGGAGACATAGTAGAGCAGGTAGGACTTGAACCTACGATAACCGAATTATGAGTTCGGGGCCTTAACCAACTTGGCTACTGCTCCCCGTATTTTAGTTTGATATAGATCTTAGACCAGAAGAAATAATTTCTTGTCTTTTGGCAATTAGTTTGCGTTCATGTTTTGACAAGTATGGCTTATCTTTTAGTCTTTTCTTATTTTTTGCATAACGCTTTGCTTTGTGTTGAGATAACTTATTATTATTTTTTTTCATAGTCTAATCATATCATAGTTGACTGTTCTAGTCAACCACGATCACCGTCCCAATCTCCTATTTTTGTAGTAGGAATTCCATTATCCTGCCACAATTTTATAACATATGGGTTGTCATCTATCGCATGAACAACATCCCAAAGTTCTGTAATCCTATTAAGGATATCCCTTTTGGTTTCGTAATCTGGCCTGTGATCATCGTCTGCCCTCATAAAAAGTGCATGACACTTTATCTTATTTCTTGCAAGCCACAGAGAGGTTATACCACGATACTTTTCTTTTCTAGATGTAACAATTATTATAGAGTGGTCATCACTAGCAGAATTATTTAGCATCTCAACAACTTCCACATTTGGCAGGGCATCAATAGAAGAATAATGAAAGGCATCGTAATCTTTATTGCCATTACGAACATAGTGCAAGAACGGATCTACATTAGCAAGAGTTCCATCTACATCATAAATGTGTGCTGTAGGCTTCAATTATGCTCTTTCATATGTCTTGCTAGAGACTCATTGGCCATGATTCCCCATCTTAGTTCCCACTCTTTTTTGCAAACAGAACATACAACCATTCTACTCATATTCCGTTATCCTCCATATACTTTAATCTTTCTTCTGTGTCATTCACAGGACCACCTTCGTCTTCCCACTTTTCCCAATACGCAATACCATTTTCATCATAGTCATCCCACTCAGGACCAGACATGTCTACTTTAAAAGACAAAAGGTCTACCATATAGTATGTGCCCCATTTTTCATAAGGTTTGTTTAAATAGTGCCAAACTTTTGTATGAAACTTAAAACGAGGTCCAAAGTTTTCATCATCTTGTAGGTTAAATGCTTTAACTAAACTATTGCTTGAAATTTGACCACACAGATTTCCAATCCATCTTAATGGAACGATCTTAGTTTTTTCTACTCTTTGTGATATCACCTGTTACTCAAAATCTTTTTGGTTTTCAAACATGTTGGTCATATAATTGTTTTTGCCTCTTGCTATGTGTGCAGCAGCCATTCGCATGCCTATTGCATTTGTTACTGATGATTCAATAGGAAGGGC